GTCGGAGCCACGCAACTGGCCGTCACGCTGACCCCGCACATGGTTCATGTCCAGATCGGCAGCCTCAGCCTGTGCGTCCAGTTCTGCTTCTTCTTCCGCTGTCAGGTCGTAGTAGACCCCGTTGACGATCTTCTGTCTTGCCATAACTATGCTCCTGTTATCCCGTAGAGATCGAATGTGCTGTTCGCTACAAAGTCGCTGCCACCCGGTCGCCCGTTAGACAGCACGATGGTCGTGATGGCAGCCGTGCTTGTCCACAATCCCGCTGACAGTTGGACGAACCATTCATTGTTAGTGGTGGAGTTGTTCGGCATCACGCCCTTGGCGATGAGCGACTTGTAGTTCGCTGAGTTGGCGTAGTTCGGTATCCAGCACTCCATCAGACCGAAGGTGTCAGCCAACACCGCACTACCCGGCAGCCCGTAGATGTTGTCGAAGTAGTTAGCGATGCTGGTGTTTCGTGCCGACGAGGGCGTGCTTGTGGAGGCCACGAGCCATGTCTGGCAGTAATTGGTCCCACTGTCACTGTTGAGTTTGATGCGGTACTGATCGTAGACATACGAGGAGTCCGTGCGGGCGCTCACCTTGATGCACAGATGGTCGTAGGTGCCGTCCGTCGGAATAGACGACCATGTGACCGACGTAGCGGGCAGGCTCAGAGAGTCGTGGGCGATAAGGGTCCAGACAGCCATTACGAATCCTGAATTCCGTAGAGGGTGAACACGGAACCACGGACGAAGTTCGGGCTGGATTCCTGATCCAAGATGATTGAAGTAACCGCAGCCGTGTCGTCCCAAAATCCGCTGCCAAACGTGACACGGGGGAACGAAGCACCTCCGAACCCGCACACATACATAACGGACGTATTCTTGCTGGCGTTTCGGTAGTCCAGAATGTCCACGATTGTCGTACAGAACTCTGGGGCGGGCGTCGATGGTCCTTCTGCCGTGAACTGTTGCAAGTCCAGACGGGTAGAAGCCAGACCGCCAGCCGTTGCGTTGGTGCTGTCACCCATCATCCAGTGGTACGAATAGTTGTTGCCCGTGTCAGAGTTGAAGGTGACTCGCAGCGCATCGTGAACGGAGGCTGCACGGGATGTCTTGAGACTAGCCCGTATCTGCAAATGCTCATACGACCCCAGCGACGAGAACGTCACCGACGTTGCATCAGCCTCCAAATACGTTGTGGCGATTGCTTCGATCACAGCCATCAGGCCACCATCCTTGGCAGGACACCGAACAGGTCGAAGCGGGTCGCTGCCAGATACAAACCTGTGGACGGGAAGGTGTCGATCCGCTTTATGGCACCTTGGTTGTTCCAAGTATTGGCGTTGTTAGACACCCATCCCCCGCCATCACGATCTCCAGCAGTATGAAACAGGGCGCTCTTGTATTTGCCCGAGTTGATGTCGAAGAAGTGCGCCACCGTTGCTCCGAAGATATTGGCGGTCGCACTCGCAGCAGGAATCGTCCCCCCATTGACAAACGAGTAGGAAGAACTGCTTTGGTTCGTGCTGGACCCATCACCCTTGAACAACTGATAAATGTAGTTAGAGCCGCTATCAACCGAACCACTGGAGGTTCCGTAGCGGTACGCAATATCAGAATCAGTGGATGCGTTCGTGGATCGGGCGTAACCGATCAGCACCAAATCCATGAACTGGGACCAGTCAGTCGAACTTCCATCTTCGGGGCTAGTGAACGAGATAGTCGATGTGTCCGACCCGAGCGTCGTGGACGCCAAAGCAACCCACGCCTCACCATCAGTAAGAGTGCCGTCAACGATGTATGCGGGATCAGCCATTATGCGGCCACCTCGTATCGGATGATGACAATGCCCGTGGACCCGTCGCCGCCGAGGCCATCACCAGCGCCGATCCGCTCGTCCGCACCACCACCGCCACTACCAGTATTAGGGACACCGCTCGTCCCGTTCGTTGCGATAGAACCAGCACCACCGATGTCTGACCCGCCTACGCCCTGCGCTCCAGCACTTCCGTTATACGCACACCCGCCACCGCCACCCGCATAAGTCGGAGCCGTAGCGGTGATGCCGTAGCCCGTGGCCCCAGCACCACCATCGCCGCCATCCGTGGATGTTCCAGCGGCACCTACGGCACCCTTGCCGCCACCGCCACCAGTCCCATACTTGGGGGCCGACGCCGAACCCAACCCGCCGTCGCTACCGTGCCCCGAGGTGCCAGCCCCAACGGTGCCCGATCCCGAGTACGCGCTCGCTCCACCACCCGAACCGCCGTCACGACCATCTATGTATGTTGCTGCCGACGATTGTGAACCACCACCACCGCCACCATCAGAGGTAGTCCCGAGAGCCACACTGTCACTACCGTTGATACCACGACCATCAGAACTGTCTGGACCTCCAGCACCGCCCGCTCCGACAGTCACCGTGTAGGTACCTGCGGACACGGCATAACCCGTACCTGTCTGCATACCGCCAGCACCACCGCCACCGCCTTGATACTTGGCACCACCACCACCACCGCCTGCGACAATCAGCCAGTCCACATCAGCCGCACCGCTGGACACAAAGAACTTGCCTGAACCACGGAACGTATGAACACGGTACGTGGTACCGCCAGTCTCATACTGGGTGATGATTCCACCAAACGCCGTGAACGGATCAGCAGCACCAGACGAGGCAACCGCCCCCAACAAGGCTTGGGAGAAAACCATTACGAATCCAGATTACCGAGGATGTACCACTCGTTCGTTTCATGCTTGATAAGCACACAAGAAGAATACTGCGACTTGATCTTGTTCTTGTCGCCATCCGAACGGGTAGTCACACCAGACCCCTCAACAATAACGACCGCACCAGCCCCCAATCTGACGACCACGATCTGTGTGCCGACCGGAAAAGCAACCGACGAGTTCGGCGGGATCGTCACATTCTCACTAGACCCACTGTTGATCTCAATGACCTTCCCGGCGTCCGTCAAAACCAGCGTGTAATCGGCGGTCTTACGGTCCAGATCAACGGCCTGCCCGACAGCGACACCCGCCGTGAACGTGCCCGTGACCGTAGGGGAAGTAGTCCACGAAGTAGTAGACGTACCCGACCCGACAAGCATCGCGTTCGCAGCAGCGTTCGAATCAGTCAAACCCAACTTGGTTTCCAACGCGATAATCGCACCGGAATGATTCGTATGAACCGTGTCGTGTTCGTACCCGGTCGCGTCAAGGTCCGTGGTTGAACTAGGAGAAGGCTGCTGAGTGGAAGTATCAAGCGCACCGGGAAATGCAGTAGCCATTACCAGATCCTAATCTTCCAAAGATAACGAGGTGGGCCACCCAAACCATGATCTTTACGCCGTGGCACGTTGAGAAAGCGACTTTCTGGAACAACAGTTCTCTTCCCAGATCGTGGAGGTACCTTCTGTCTTGGCGGTCTATGAGGCGCAGGGGTCTTCTGACTACTACGCCCCCCAATCGGTCGCTTATCGCTCTTAGCCATCAGGCGAGCGTAATCGTCACATCGCCAGCAGCAACACTAATAGTGTCACCAGCCAACACAGCCTTCGACGTAGTAACCGCCGTATGAAACAACAAATTCCCGGCAGACACATGATCATGCACACCGATATGCGTCACCGTACAAGCAGGCATATTAGAAAACGTTTCCGCATCCGTATTCGCCGTATTCCCATTCGTCGCATGAGCAGCATCAAACGCACACAACTGACGGGCATACGAACCACCAGAACACTCAGCGCCATCATCATCCGTCGGATCACCAGTATGCAACGACAGATACACCGACCCATCCGGCGTAGTCGGAAAAGCCGTGTTCCTCAACACATAATTCAGAACCGACGTTTCAAGATAGTCAGACATCTCAGCCATAAGAAAAAGTTACCTTTCCGTAACACAACAAGGCCAACAAAACAATACACACATGCTACCATCCACGCAACACCCGGTACAGCGCCCCCACCGGCCACATAAAACGAGAGCGCCGAACCCTAACTAGGTTACGTTCGCCCGTCAAAAGGGCAACCGCCCCCTGCACAAAAGCCAAGAGGCGCAGGGGCAGACCAAACATAGTAGAAGGTCAGGCCGAACCGTGCCCACAAACGGACGGAGGGACCCAAGGGGTGCCTAAACCCAAACACAGGTACCCCAACCC